CCTGTTCCTGTGGTTTCGGTTGTTATTTTCATGTTCTGCTAATATTGTTTTCAACTACGGCCACGCCTTTTATGTAAGTCTGATATTTGGTTTCGCCCACTTGCCGATAGCGGATGTCATAGTAATACACTCCCGCCTCAACGTCCAAACCAATGTCAAAATTCAAAACGTTGGTATCGGTTACGGTCATGGTGCCCTCTTCTAAGGATAGGCGCTTAATTAATTCGCTCTTTGGATTTTCGCCCGCTCTAATTTCCATTACCACGTCCGAGAAGGTAGCGGTAATATCGGTCTTAAATTCCACNCCGTTCACCTTGTTGTACATTTCTAACGTNCGNTTATCTCCGTCCGTTGAGTAGATAGGGTATTTAATGTATGCTTTTTCTACGCTCATAGCCTNAATCGTTTGTTTCTAATCATTTTGCGGTTATTAACGCTGCCAATAGGATTAATCCCAGCTGGGCTGTTTAGCATACTGCGGTATTTGTTGGCGTTTACTTCGTACTTGGTCCCATCAAAAGTTTGCCCTTTAAAGTCAAACTCGTACAGCATTTTAGTTAGATACCTATCCCGTTGGCCTTTGTACGTTTGAATTAAATCGGCACGCTCCGCGCGGTCTATTGGGGTGCTGGTGTTTTCACGGTCTGTGAACTTCACAAAGCCCTGGGAGCGCTGAATATACCCGTGTGTTTGGCATAGCTTTAAAAACACGCAATTTACCACGTATGGCCGAACGTAATCTTTCCAAAAGGCATAAAGGGCGGTTGATTTATCCGCTGCGCTCTCACGGTCTAAGGCTAGTATATCGGCTAAGGCCTGATCTGAAATAAAAGGCGCCACCTCGCTATCTTGTACCTGTCTAAGTGCTGGCTCAAAATAGTTTAAATCCGTTGCTTTGGCATACGGGACCCAAATGGTCATGTCGCTTGGTCTAATTAACTCCATTGCCTTCGCTTTCAATTCCTAAATAAGTACGGGCTTCGTCTTCGGTAAATCCAAAGCCGCCCGTTAATTGCATAACCGCTTGCTGTTCACTTAAATCGCCTTTATTAAACTTCCGTACTACTCGGTCTAATTGCTGCTGCTGTTTTCCAGTCAAAGTCTTTAAATGCTCGTTTACCTCCCGTGCCGTAGGTTGCACCCCTTCGCCTAGCTGTTCTTGTTCTTGCGCTGCAGTGCCCTCTTGGTCTTCGGGTAAATCAAAGGCCTCGTTCATTTGCTTAGGGGTCATGCGTTTAATCACTTCCGGATTAACGAACTCAAACAATTCAAGCGGACGTACTTCAAAGTTTTCCGTAGGTATGTTAGGAAATAAAGCCGAAAACATCTTAGTCTTTAGCTGCCATTTCTTTTTTAACGTCAATTTAAAGAGCTTCATATAATGTACTAGCTCCTGCGTATCTCCTAGCTTTCCAGCGGTGGCAAAACCTATTAAAACGGGCGGCACACCAAACAATCTACATACCTTGCGGCCTATTCTATCGGTGGCCTTTTCGGTTGCGTCCATTTGGTGCTGAATGTTTAACGGGGTAACGGAGGCTTGGCCGTCTTCGGTAATACTTTCAATATGGAAAATTGGCGAACCGTCTGGACTACAGAAGCGCTCCATGTTTTCGGTAAACATATCGTACTCCGTCTTTCCGCCTATTTCGTCCCCGTCTTCATTATATCCTTCGCCTGTACCCGGTACTATTTGCGTTTTGTCTAAGGGCCGTGTTTGAACAATTACCCCAGCTTTAAATGAGTTGGCTACCTGACTCTCTTCATGCAAGGAAAGCCCAGCATCGGCGTTTATATCGTGTAATCCTGCTGAGTACTTTGGTACAGGATAGTGTTCGTAATTTAAACCAACTCCAGGAATGTAAATGTATAGCAACTCCCCTAACTGCTCACCGTACTCCGCTATTTGTTTGGCTATCATTTTCCGAACCTCGGACGGACTACCACAACTGCCAAAAGGCGGTAATATCTTTCTATTCCAGTTGCGCTGCAAGTGAAACCCGCTAGGGTCTCCTAAGTCCTCTGCATAGATAAATTGGCCATCGTACCTTTTACGTATATGCTGAATGGGTAAACAATAGTAGGCCGCTGGCTCCCCTGCTCGGTTGTATTTGACCTGTAAGGTAATCCCGTCAAAATAGGCCAACTGCCTGTCTATTTGGGTTAATAGCTCCTCCCAGGTTTGCTGAGGGTTGGCGTTCTTTTTTAAAAACTCTTTGTCTACAATACCCTCACCTGCAATAAACGTTTCTAGCTTATCAATGCAATCCCTAGCGGTTCCGCTATCGTTTACGCTGTCTATTACGATATTGGGGAAATTATCATCGGTACCCCAACGCCAATAGCGCCCATCCTGACCAATACTGTCACGAATGGACGCCAAAAGGTTTTTGAGGTTGAGCTTGCGCTTTACGGCCTCAAATGCCATTATTTGCTATCTTTAGAAGTTGCCTCTTTTTTTGCGCGGGGCTTGCGGCCTGCTTTTTTCTTGGGCGCTTCTTTAGGCTCTTCCTGTTTAGGTTGAACGGAGCGAACGGCCACCGCATTGCCGTCTAAGGTTTCAAATACATTAGCCGCCTCAGCGCAATTCTCAATAATCTCGTTTGCGTTCTTATGGTTGGCAAAAAAGTTATTGTCAATCAAATACGCGCGGTCCTGGTGTACAACAATCTTTTTGCGCCCTACGAACTCCTTGCGTAATCTGTATTTTGGTGCTGCCATGATTTTATAATTATGGATTAGTCAAATACCCGTCAAGGGTTGAAATGTTGTCAGCGTAGCTGCTGCTCTCATCAAACAATATTGCCTTATGAAGCATTTCACCGGCAAAGGTGGCGGTCTGAGCGTTTTGGTCGTTCAAGGCCAAACCTACTGCATCATCGCCCTCAGATAGTTTCAGTCCAAAATCTTGTAAGGTGTTTACATCGTTGCTAATTCCATAGCAAACAATCTGACCTGAGCGCATAGGCACAATAAAAAAGGCCTGGTCTAAGGCAAACAGCTCTTCAATGGCTGTTCTCTCGGCCTGAGTGGCGTGGTAAAGGATAGGCTGAACGGTATGGGTGTAGATGTTTACATTCCCCTCACCCTCGGCTGTGATAGGCTCCGAAGCGGTATTTTTACCGATGCGGCCTGTGAATTTCACTAATACCTTGTTACTATCAAAGGTAAGCCCTGTAATATCGCCATCGGTGCCATAGGTAACGCTGGTGAGGTCTTTGATAGATCCAGCGTAAATACTTTTATTGACTCCGCCTACTTTTTTGACGGCTTCGCATGTTCCGTCTAATCCTGTGGTTAAACTTGTTACACAAGCCATATGATTATTTTTTTAGGGTTTAAATAAAGGGGAGGCCGAAACCTCCCCTAGTGATTTATGATACAAGCGGAGGACGAGTGTAAGTCATCTCTGCTTCAAACTTAGTGGTAATTGCTACCGCTGTTTTTGAGCGTACTTTCAAACGATACAGGTCCTCATTGGTAGTATCTCCCATCCAAGTCATACGGGCGTTTGAGGCATCGTCTGCAAGGTCAAAGGCGTAGAAAACGTGCTTGGGCAACCAGCTACCTAAAGTGTTTGCAGGTGCGTTGTCAAGTACTACTACTTGCTTATCAATCATCTGCATTTGATAGCTGCTCAAATAACCCTGTGAGTTAATGTTGCTATCCTTAGTAGCGTTGGCAAATTGCCATTCGTACTCCAATTCGTTAGGTATTGCAATTTTTGGGTTTTGACGTCTTACTGCAACTGGTATGCGGGTAAGGTGGTTAGCCATNACCTCAAANATNTTNGTNCGGTTGATGTAGTAGATTGAGGCGCTNTCTCCAGTGTAATTTCCAGAAGTTAGAGCATCAGTATCAACATCTATGGTTACGGTGCTGTCTGTACCATCAAAGGCAACTTCTAACACTTCAAAGTCTCCGTTAATAGCATCCCAACCAGTACCAGCGGCGTTACGGATTGAAACGGTGTTACCAACAAACAATAGGCTAGTAACGTCTTTGCCTGCAACGGTCAATACAGTAGTAGTGCCTTTGGTTACGCTACCTACTACTTCCGCCCATTGTGCTAGGCTGTTAGTGCGTACTGAGCTGGCCGCGTTTAATAGCGGGTAAAGGCCTGAGTAAGATGCGCTGAACGTGTAAGAACCAATAGAAGCGTCAAGGGCGTTTTTACCTCTCAATACTAAGTTGGCCTGAGCTTGTTTCAACTTGGGCACGTATACCTCCTGTAAAAACTGATCATTAATTTGAGCAGGCTGGTAATCGTTAATACTTCCAGGAGGTAGTAACTGGTTCATCCAAGTCTGGTAAATGGTAGACCATTCCAGTTGCTTGTGAAATTCCCAAGGAATTAGCTCCAAGTTGATTTCATCAATGTCGCCAGTGGTAGACTGGTCGCTGAAAGAAGCGCTTGGTGTTTGCAATACCACGGTATCGTCAAACTCGTTTACGGTTTCTTTGTACTTGCTACGGTCAATTGGTGTAGCTAGTTGGTTGTCAATTAATCCAGCGGGATCAATTACAGCCGGGCCAAATCGCTCTGCGAAATATTCGCCAGCGTAAGTGGAATTACTAAATGCGGGATCTGCTGCCATTACTTACTTTCTTTTTTAAGGTTATACATAGCTTTTCTGCGCAGTTTCTCAGAAGTAGGCAGCTTGGCCCATTCTTCTGTATTAAATTGAGCGGCTTGCGCTCTATCTAATTCTTTTTTGTTGTCTCCGGGTACCTCTGCTTTTAAGGCCTTCATTTCGGCTTGCAGGTTTTCCAGTTGTTTTGAGGCTTCGTCCTTAAAGGCTTGGTATTCCTTTTTCATGTCCTCCATTTCCTTCATGGCCTTTTCTTTCTCCTCTTTCATGGCCTCCATTTCTTTGTCTTTGGCGGCTATCTGAGCTTCCATTTCTTCTTCACTCATTCCCTGAGCGGCTTCGGAAACACTTTCAATGATACCACCTTCGCCAACGGTAATGGTCCGGCCATCGTTAAGAGCGTGTTCGCCTGCGGGCGCCACTTCCTCAGTAGGCTCACCGTCTTCGGCAATTACGGCCTTTTTGCCTTCAATCTCTCCGTCTTCGGAAAATATGAACAATTCAATATCACCATTTGCCAACGGTAATACCATGTTTTTGGCGGCTCCTTTGAGCCATGCCTTTAGCTTATTCAGCCCTTGTTCGAGGCTGGATAGCTTTTCTTCGTTCGGGCTGTTTTCTGCCATTTGATTTGATTTTGAAATTAAAGCGTTTAATAAGTTGCTGTTTACCGTTAAGGCCTTGGTTTTGGCTCTCACGGGTTCGTTTATGATCTCCTGTGAAAAGTTAAGGTCTAAAAGCTGGTCGTCGGTTAGGCTGGTTTCGTTCCGCATTAGGTCTTGCAGCTCCCTTCTACGTTCCCGCCCTGCGATTTCTACATACACGCTCAAAATGTCGTCATCGGCCATCTGATGCGCTTCGGCTATTTCGTTTAATACTTCTTTGTTTAGCTGTATACCTTCAAGGCTATCGGCTGTTCTCCAGCTGTTATGAATAAAACTACCTGAGTTTTTGTAGCTTTTACGAACGTCCCCTGCTAGGTAAATGATAGATGCAATGGAGCTAAACTCACGGCCATAGGTAAAAATCTTTTTGCCTTTTTTCTTTTCGGCTTGCAGTAGGTCGTAAATCTGGAAACCTTCAATAACGTCTCCGCCCATGCTGTTTACCTCAATATGCAGCTCGGAGGCCTCCGCGTTTTGGTTTAGGTAGGATCGCATCATAGCGGCGGTAAAGTTTTCGCCAATGCCTTCGCTTTCCAGTAGCTGTTCAAGCTCTGGCTCACGCTCGCCAATGTACCCGGAAATCGTTAGTTTATCCATCGGTACAAAATTTCAGCTATTAAAATACCTTGTATTTTTTTTCCGTAAATTTGACGGAAAACAGCACTATGGCTAAAATCTCAATAGAAACGCACCTAAGCCAGCACTTAAAAGATAGGTTTCAACGGGCTACGGCTCGGAACGGTCAAAGCATGGCCGAAGTAAGTAGGCAGCTAATTATTGACTACTGCAATCAACAAGACTTGTTAAACTCAAAATTAGACTGATGCAAAGCCTAAACAAAACCACGCCCTTAGAAGTAGCTGAAAAGGGTCTGGAATACCACAAGCATGGCCAAACTATTTTAGAGGCCTTAGTTGAAATTGAGAAGCATCGGGAGCGGACGTTGAAAGAAGTCCGTAAACATACGGCTAGGGGCAACAAAGAGCTATTGGCCAAGGCGGATGCTGATTTGATTATTCTCAATCGTAAACGCCTTGAAGCCCGAAACAATTACAAGACGTACATTTTGCACGTTGGGAAAATTATAAATTAGCCCACCTCCGAAATCTCGGCTTTATTCTGCGCCTGTCTAAACTCCGTTTGCCGTTCTTCTAATTCGGTAAGGCTTAGAAATACTCTCATGTTCCGTAAGTCCTGGACTAATGCTCTGCTTTGGTTCACTGCATTTCGTCCGCTGGT